CGCCAGATGTATTGGCATACAATAAAAATAATACATTTTTCACAATAGAATTTAAAGTAACTAAGAGTAAAAAAGTACGTTTCTCACCACACCAAATTGCGTTCCACGTGAAACATCCAATCAACAGTTTTATCTTAGTCCAGACCCCTGATGCTTGCGGCTTGAAACTTTATGAAGGCTTGAGAATTAGGGAGCTTGTCGCTTGCGGCTTGAAGCTTGACGCTTGTTGCTTGGGGCTTGACGCTTGTCGCTTGAAGCTTGAGTCTCTGTGAGGCCCGGACCAGGCGCACGCTGATTCTCTTCCGTCGAAGATTCTTTGCTAATGGCCTGATCCGATTTATTACGCTTACGTAATTCTTTATAATATTTTGGGTGATGCCACATCAATGTTTACCGTATGAAACTACTTTTATATTAGAATCCCAACATTGTCTACAGCTGCCACACTTGCCGCCCTGTGCAGGTGCCGGGCATGTTGCGCCAGTCTCTACAACCATCGAAGAGTTGGGCCAGCTGTCGTTGCGCTGCCCCACCATTGGCGGGCTAAACCTGATCACCAGGTTATCCGGCTTGCTGTCCAGATGGTCCTTAATCCACGCTTCACGCGTCGGGAGCCAGTGTCTGGTCTCAGGTGTTAACCTGCAGATCTCAAAAATTTTTTGCAAGTGCTGCTGGTCCTGTACGTCTCCGGCGTCATGCCACCTGAACCACTTCTGGCGTTTGATCACCGCAGCCATAGCTGTGACCCAGTCCGGATGCTTCATTGCTTCGAGTCTTCTATATTGAGCTGCTTTGATTGCCGGGTACCTGGTGTAGTTACCCTTGAGCGCGTAACAGCTGGCGCAGACTGAGCCCTTAACCTTCCGCAGCTTAGAGCCTGTTTTGCATTCCCACGCTGGCAGACTGTAGCTCAGGCCAGGCATCTTGCTTGTACGTGTAAATCCTTCTGTAATTTTAATTGCTTCTTTTACTTTCATATCTCCTATAAACTCCTATAACATTATATTGAGCTCTTGTCAAGCTTGCTGCTTGGCGCTTGCAGCTTGCGGCTTGGTGCTTGTAGCTTGGGCCTTGAGCTTCTAGCCATCTCCAATGGCCCAGGTAAACCCGGGCCATTGGTGCTCCTGGTCTGCGGCTCATCCGTAAAACCTTTGCTGCTTCTCGTATTGTTTCTCATCCATTTTTAAAAGTTCATGAAATACTTTTAGAACTTCGTGACCCTTGGATCCATCGTCACCAGTCTCAATATTAACAGCTGTAATTATTTTTCTATAAACATCTGTCATTATGTTTCTATATTCTTCTTTTGTAATCATAATTGTTTCCTTTCTAAATTTATCCTACAAGATCCTAGACCAATTGTCAAGCTTGCGGCTTGCTGCTTGTGGCTTTTTATTTATTTTAAATTTTTTTAAGGACCCAGGCCCGAAGGCCTGGATCTAAGTTTTATCTTGCTTCAGCTTGCCATCTCTCTATAATTTCATCCACTGTTTCATGATCGTTTCCGACCGCGACCCAGTAATGAGCAGGAGTATCCGGCGTGCTCTTTGGTTTGATCGCATACACCTTTTTTGTATAACTACGTAGATGCAATTGATCAAAGCCATCTTTCTGCCTGGCTATTTTTTCTGATCCAAAATGCTTCTCTACATAATTCTTGAGGTCCTCTTCAGATTTGAAGATCACCTCTAGGATGTATGCTTTTTGCTTTTTTGTACTCATACGAACACTATATAGGATAATCCTATAATAGTCAAGTGCAATAGTGTCGCATCTAGTTGTTAATTAGAATCATTCTAAACTGCGGTAGTTCTACCTGTGCGTGTGTTTGGATCTCTTTCAATCTACTTTACACCACAGATAGAAACTGTGTTGGTTAATAATAGTTAATTATTAATTAAATCAAATATAATGCTTGACTATCCTATTGTCAAGTGATAAAAAACTTTTTATGAAAGGAAATATAAATATGGAAAAACAAAAAAGAATAACACTTAACGCAGATAAGCGAAAAGTAATTGCTGATGTATTTCAAGATCATTTTGAAAGTAATTCAAAATTTAAAAAATCTTGGACAGAGGCAAAAGAAACTTACAACAATTTGCGAGAACAAGCAAAAGTTAAAATCAATGAACTTGTAAGATTTCATCAACCACAAGAAGATGTTGATACAATTAGAGCCATGAATAATAAGTATGGCGAAAGTGGTGGCGACCTTTACCATGATAATTGTTTTCATGTTCAAACTGATACACCAACAATGAGAGAAGATTACAATGGTAATCAAGTAGAAAAGTATGATGATGTTCATATTAAGTTTGATAGCGATAAAGAATTTTTAACTTCTTATTATCGTGATGAAATGAAAGCTAAAGGCATTGACGCAGATTATGATGTAAGACTTGGCGACAACTACGACAAAAGAAATCCAACTTATTACAATTCCGAAAGTGCAGTAAATAAATATTTGGGTTATGGTAGTCGTAATGATGTAAGTGGACAATCATCTTATGCAAAAGATAAATGGGACAATGACTTTAAACTTTGGGTTATTGGAACTTCTTATTGTTCTACTCGTATGTTTCAAACTAACAATGAAACTTTTTTATGGTTTAAACATTTTAATGTTGCAAAAGACAATGTAATTCTTGCACACAAAAATCTTTTTGCTCATGTTGATAAGAAAATGCAAAAACTTAAACTTGGTTTGAAATCTTACAGATACTTCGATCAAGCAAAAGAATTAGCTGACAAACTTGGTGTAGTTTTAAATGAAAGTATATTAGACGCACATTCTAGTATGGCTTTATCAATTTATAGTCCGAGCAATCTAGCTGATTTATTAACAGATGAGGTTGAACAAACTCGTGATGAGAAGATTGCGATTGCAAAACAACTATTACAAGAACAACAAAATAGTTTAAATTAGTAGTTGACACTATGGGACAATTCATATAGGATTGTCCCATAACTTAGAAAGGTATAAAATGGAAAACAACAAACAATTTAAAATTACTTTTTGGGCTAAGAAGTACAAAAAGCACATAACAAGAAATGCAAAGTGGACAGAACTTTGCAGATACTTTACAGCTAAAAATGGTACACCTTGTATTACTTACTACGATTTAGAAAAACAAGGTTATAGAACTGCAACTACAACTTGGAAAGTGAGGTTGTAATGGACTTATGGTTTTTGCCAATCATAGTTGGTTTGGGGGGTATAACTATTTTAGTTATGCTCATAATTTTACATTTGATAGAGGAGTATAGAAATGAGCGACTTTAATTGGTGTCATGGACCAAAGTGCCATGAAAGACACACACAGGATAGAATTAGAGGTGTCAAAGGCTCTAAGGTTTTAAGAACGCGTAAGATTAAACACAATTCACATTACGAGCAGTACTTTAAACCCTTTGTATATTTTTGTAGTCAAGGTTGCTACACTGATTTCTTTAGCAAATACATTGAACAGATTGTAGCCATTGCACCCAGGACCGAGTGCCTTGAAACACCTATTCATGACCCACAAAGAAAGAAATATTCTCATCAATATTCTTGGGGTAATCATGAATATTATGACACAAAAATAGAGGTTGACGAAACCAGGCAGCAATGATAGGATTATCCTATTAACAAGAAAGGATATATGACAAAACAAACAGACAACAAAACAGAAGAAAGAAAGAATAGATTTACAGGTCAATCTATTATGCTAACAAAAGAAGAAGCGATCAAACATGACAGAATATTTGTCAATGAAATAGGCGCTACGTTAGAAGATAAAGAACTTGGCTACGGTAGTTCTAAACTATGGGATAAGGTACGAGCCGATCTCGATTGGTTTAGACAACACAACGCTAAGGCATACATGGTCTTATTAGACTAGCCTTTCTTACCTAGGCGCGTTAGCGCCTAGGTTCAATAGAGGTACCAAAGCGATTTGCAATTTCCAAACTTTTTTATTTATTAAATAGTATATAGACAAAGGGGTCCCACAGGGTACGCATTTATGCCGAGTTTTGTATAGTCAAACCCTCAAAAATCATTATAAGGGACAATTAAACATGTAAAAAAATTTTACAAAAATTTTTCGAAATGCAAATAGATCTAGATAAAATAAATAAACTGCCGCCTGATGTCAGAGACCGGTTTCAAAAACTATTAATTAAGTACAAAGAAGAAGATAAAAAAGAACTTGCACAGAATGACTTTCTTGCATTTACCAAAACTATTTGGCCAGAGTTTATTGAAGGTGAACATCACAAAACAATTGCAGATAAATTTAACAAACTAGCAACAGGAGAAATAAAAAGGTTGATTGTAAATATGCCACCAAGGCATACGAAGTCTGAGTTTGCATCAACACTATTACCAGCATGGATGATTGGTAAAAATCCAAAGCTAAAAATTATACAGACTACCCACACAGGAGAACTTGCAGTTCGTTTTGGTCGTAAGGCTAAGACACTAATTGATTCACCTGAGTAT